ACATTGAAGATTGTCATATTACCAGCAGCCAATTGAACATAATCTTTTACTGACTTTGTCACAATAGTGCCATCTGGCAAGATCTCGAGGTAAGATCCTGACTTATGATAAACTTGTACACGCTCTGATCCAGGAGTATCATCGAACTCTAAGATGTGGCCACTGCGAGTAGTCATAGTATTGTTATAAGGATATCTCGCTTTGTATTTCGATGCTGGTTCAATATCAAAACCGTCACTCTTTTTAACACGATTGCGAGTCTTTTCTTCTGGTTCGCCTTGACCGCGAGCATAAGATGATACGCTATGGTTATCTTCAGGAGCATAATTTAGTACACCAAAAATATACACTGCTGCCTGACCAGGGAGTTCCATGCACATGACACGAGATCCCTTTAAAAGGCCAGTCGGACTCAATCCAATTCCTGAAACGCCTGCGCTAGTAGTAGGCATCATAATGTAAGCCGGCAAAAGATCTTCGGAACTCACTCTGTCGGAATGTCCTAAGATTTCTCTAACTAATACTCTTCCTGTCTGTGGCTCGTCAGCTTCTAATCCAAGATCCGAAGTTGGATCTTCAGCTACTATGCCTTCAAAAACTCTTAGGTTTTGCATCTATCATCCTCAGTTTGTATGTGTTTGCGGCAATCCACCGATGCCATCTTTTACAAGCTCGAAAGCTTGCATATACTCTGCTTTTTCGTTGAAAGTCAGAATATGTCGGCACTTCGTAATGATGTAATTACCAGTCGTCATCGTGCTGTCTTCGTTAATAGGAGATGTTTCTCCTCTTGTAATACCACTAGGCTCAGGAAATTGACATTTAATGACATCGCCCGCAGAAATAGCACTATCGCCATAGATTGTAATATGAGTAATCGTAGTTAAGAAATGCGCCATATAATATGGTAGTTGGTTTTTCTTTTCAGCTCGTTCTGCATTTTCTGTTCTTGGATCAAAAGGAACAATCTGAATGTTTCCTTCGTCTTTGCTTATTTCATCTTGAGTTCTGAGACTTGAAGAAACAGATTTTTCATTCAGCGTCTCAAATTCTAGATTTTTTGGGTTAGTTTGGAAATTAACAATTTCCCCAGTAACACTGTTCTTCAGCTTGACCAAATTGCTTCCTGCACCAATTCTTCTGGCAATGCCTTGATTACCGTTTTGAATGAGCTTCGTCGCTAGAATGTTTCTCCACTTTGAACCAGATACGTTCAAATTTGTTAATCCAGATTGCATGAAACACTTGTCGCCGATATTCTCTTTGCCTTCTTTGATTAACATTTCCATGCTCTTAAAAACAAAGCCGTACTTGTTTTCAAAGAAGTAAAATGCATGTCCTTGGAATTCTTGAGACATGGCATATTCTAATCGAATTTGATCGATGCACTCGATCGGAGTCTTTTCAGTAAAGTTGAAAGCATGTAGCCCACGCGTTTTTTCGGCGAACAGTGGTTTGGCAGAATCGATGGCTTGCAAATATGCTTTCACCATCTTTTCACATTCTATCTTTTTTCTGACAAGCGGCAAGTTACGAATAGTGGCTGATTTCCATACTTCATATGTCACGCACGAAAGCTTATAGACAACGGCCTTGTCATCGTTAGTAGGAATAACAGAGTCAACTGCTACGATATAAAGCTCGTATCGAATAGAAGATTTTGGATTCTCTTCGTCTGTCGTAAAATCAATTACAATTCTTTTATCTGTGAAAACAAAGTGATTGAACATTCCCTTTGCATCATAGAATTCGAACTCTGCGAGCACGGTTGGATTCAATACAGATTCATATATATTTGCTTGCACACAGACAGGAGTCAAATCAAGTGCCTTGCCACAATCAACAGTTTTTGATGTGGCATCAATCATTAAAAACTCATTGAGTTTAAACTGTCCGTCTCTAATAGAAGTCATATTATGTGCTTATTTGTTGAATGAATTGTTTTTCTACTTCTGCCAAATAAGAAGACTTTAACACAACTACATTTCTTTTGAGTTCGTTTGCTTCTTTCTCGTCGTCATATGCATTCACTGCATACCAATATTCGGCTTCTGCTTCAGGTATGTTTTGGCTTAACACTGTAATTTCGCTTATTCCTTCGGCTGCATTCACCGCAAATGTACCGCTTACGTGTTTTACAGTCAGGCGATTATTTTCAAGATCAATGTAGTCGATGGTAGCAAAAGCATTAGTACTCGTCTGAGATACTCTGTCTCCAACTTCGAATCCAGTTGGGACGACAGACAAAGACAATGATAATACTTTATTCGTAGATACTATCCACTCTTCTTTGATTCTTTCGTAACCGATCACCGCTCCAGTATTCGTAAGTTTAGGCTTCCAATACTTTCTTGCGTTAGCAGTTTCATCTGCAATAAGAGAATCATACTGCTGAATCGTAATAAGTCTTTCGTCTTCGTGCCAGTTTAATCGATAGAAGAGAGTAATCGATCGAGCATTAGAATTGGATCCATACTTTGTTTCCATGTAATTCTTAAAATCTTCTGTAGATTTATAGTAGTCGTAATAAGGATCCACGATATTGTTCGTAAGATAGATCATCCAATCAAACTTCGAAGATCCATAATAGTTATAAGACAAAAGATCTGGCCTTTCAAACCCCTCTTCAAGAGTAAATTGAAAGGTAGAGTAAATATCTCTCTTCGTCTTTTCAGTAAAATCTACTCGCGCCAAGATGTTCTTGGCAACGCTACCGTCATAGTCTACAATAGGAAATCTATCAAAATATCTTGCCATCTTAGTTTCCTCTTAATTTAAAGCGTTTTTTATGGCTTCTGTTCCTTCGTTTATCTTTTCATCGATATTAAAAGGTATCTCAGCCTTATTGAGGCCTTTTTGCAACTCATTTTTCAGCGTTTCCCATGTCGCACTAAGACGATCACCGCCTTCTCTTCCGTAATCTCGCGATGTTTGAATTTGAGTTTCAAGCATTGAGATTGAAACTTCGATAAACGCAGGATGGCTAGTGCCTTCAAAGAATGCAGGAATCCCCTGAGGAGAATAGTTAAGTTCAATTGATTGGATCAAGCACGGTTGGAACTTAATTAACTGTGCACTACCGGCAATTTTCAGTTCTGGTTGACATAAGAACGGATAAGCTAGCGCAGCAGTACCTAAGCTGCTGTATGATGGTAGAGCATAAGCTTTCATCGCTTTTAGAAGATCCATCAACTGCTGGCTTTCTTTTTCATTTCGAGGCGCAAAAGTCCATTCGAATCGATGTGTACGAAGAGGAACACCACTAAACAGCGCTTGAATGTGAGGATTTGGAACAGCACCGACTGCTTGGCCTATCGTGCTACCGCCTATCTTTTCTGCTGCTTGCACCAATTGTCCGTAAGCTAAGGCAGCGGCGGCATTTTTTAATGCTTGAGTTTTACCTGCGCCATCTGAAGAAGCCAAATATAATTGGGCTGCATCCGCAACACCGCCTGCCAAGCCCTGTGATTCTTGGCCAACTTCAATGTCGAAACTTTCTCTTATACCTTTTGGGAGAGGAAGAGCAAATGCTTGTACAAAGTCAAGAGTTGCCGCAGTTTGAGGAGAAGGTCGCTGATATCTCTTAAACTTAAATGCCATGTAATACTTCTCACTGATATGATCAGGGAATTGCATTCCTGACAGACCAAGACCTTCAATCTTATTTGAAGCTCTTTGAATAGCGTCGACATATGTTTCAGCGTTAGGAGAAGCTCCGATAAGATTGCCGTTCTGTGGATTGAAGTTGTTACGAATATCGGCACACGACGCTCTCTTCATCTCGCTCGTAAATGTCTGGAAATACTTGTCTTCGAGACCGGCAGTCAAAGAATCTCCGAAGCGTGCTGAAAGTTCTGATGCAAGTCTATCAGAAAATCCTACCTTCTTTAATGCTTTAGCAAAAAGATCCTCGACTGCGTTTTCAAGTTTGTCTTCGAGTTTATTAGTAAAATTCCTTACGGCTCTGTTTACCAGACCACCCGCGTCTCTCTTAAGACTATCTAAATTTACTAGTCGATTATCTCTTCCGGCCATGTTATCTCTCAAATTAAAAGGCTACATCTTATTTATAAATAGATTCATGGCTTATCAGGGAAAGTTTCGACCAAAGAATACGAAGAAGTATCTTGGGGATTCGAACAATATCGTATATCGTAGTCGATGGGAATTAAAGTTCATGATGTACTTAGATTCTCATCCGAATGTCGTGCAATGGGGAAGTGAAGAGTTAGTCATTCCGTATCGTTCTCCTATCGACAATCGAGTACATCGATACTTTCCAGACTTCATTGTCAAGAAAAAAACACCAGAAGGCAAGATCGATACCGTAGTGGTTGAAATAAAACCTCATGCGCAGACGCGGCCTCCAGTGGTGATAAATAAGCCTAATAAGCGTTATATTAATGAAGTCATGACATGGGGCGTCAATGAAGCCAAGTGGAGAGCAGCTGCAGTATACTGCAATGATCGTGCTTGGAAGTTCGAGATACTCACCGAAAAAGAATTAGGAATTAAGTTTTAATGGCAATTGTATTTGATACTATCATCACACAAGGTGTTCGTTCAGGACAGATTCCTGCGCGTACGAACTCTGCACGTGAGTGGTTCAGAGATACTGCTGGCAAAATGAATCGTATCAATGAGCGTGAGATGATGAAGGGTGACGTAAGTCGTATGACTACTCAGCCTCTGCTCGGTTCGATGTACATGTTCTACTATGATCCGAAACACAAAGAAGAGCTTCCATATTACGACAGATTTCCTTTGATCTTTCCATATAAGAAAGTCAAAGGCGGATTTATGGGACTCAACTTACACTACTTGCCGTTGCAACTCAGAGCGAAGTTAATGGACGGTTTATATGACTTTGCAAACAACACTCGTTACGACGAGTCGACTCGTCTGAAACTCAGCTACGAACTCATGACACAAGCCGCAAAGCTAAGATGGTATGCTCCATGCATTAAACATTACTTGACTTCGCACGTACAATCGAAGTTTATGTACGTTTATCCATCTGAATGGGATATCGCGCTCTTCTTACCAACAGAACGTTTCGTCAAAGCAAGAAAGAATCAAGTTTGGATGGACACGAAAAGAATGCTAGGAGTTACTAAGTAATGTCAGGAAGTAACGAAGAGTTTGATTTTACTACTCGAGCTTCGCAAGGAATCCGATCAGGAACAATCTTTGGAAGAAATAGAAGAACGTCTGTTAGTCCAGAAAATCCTCAGGTAAGATATATCGCTACTCGCCGTGTCGAAGGAGGAAGAACTGTTGGATTCTTTGAACTTAATGATGGTGTAAATCCGCCCGCAAGAATTACGGACGAAGCGGCAAGAAGTTTTATTCAAACAAATAGACTTGGTTCTATAAATACTGACACTAATATTTTGCCTACTTTACCTCCAAACGAAGAACGCCCAACTCGTTCGACTGCCGCCGCTGGAGCTGCCGCTGGGACAGGCACTGGAGTTGGCGGCATCGCGACGCCTGCTCCAAAAACAGTAATTGATGAGCGTTTAAGAGGCGAAGGTGTTAATACTAATTTAGAATTATTCGAAAGAGATTCTGAAGGCAATCTTACTAATATATCTAAAGCTAGAACTTCTGATTCTGCTTTTAGTACTGGTGCGCGTACAGCTGGAACATTTAATATCGGGCGATTTAGGGCCGAAGTTTCTGGCGCCGACAGTGTACTGCCTACTCACAGCTTCTTAGTAGTTTTTGCTCCGATGATCTGGACGAGATCAAAATTTAGTGCTCAGAATCTCGACTCGCTTCTTACGATGAGATGCGATAACGTGGTTCTTCCTTCTGTGAATCTTTTACAAGAACAAAACATTCGAAGATATGGATTTGGTCCAGTCGAAAACGTTGCATATGGTGTAAACGTCGGAGATTTTACTCTACAATTCATCGTCGATAAGAATGCTTTAGTTGTAGAATACTTCGAAGAGTGGTTAAATCTCATCGTCAATCGCGACTCTTTTGGCGGCGCGAATATGAATAACAATAATCTTAAAAACGGAAGAAAACCTTACGAGATTGCCTATAAAGATACATACTCATGTCCTAACGTAAACGTGTTTGTATATGACCGAGCTCAAAACCAGGTTATGACATATAACATATATGATGTATTTCCTACTGGAATACAAAGCATGAATATGTCATGGAGCGAAGAAAACACTTTGATGAAGTTGAATATCACTTTCTCTTTCACCGATCTTCGAATCAATAGAATTCCTCCAAAGACTCGTGTAGATGACAAGTCGTTTAAAGACGAAATTATTGTAACAGGTAGAAGAAGAAATCCGGACGGAACTTTTGTTGCCGGTGGTGCCGGAAGTGCACTCACTACTTTAAATTCGCCATTAGGTCGTGCACTAGAACTTACAGATCTATCGAATGAAACTACTATTATAGGGGATTTTGCGGGCAGAATTCGTGGTTCTGTTCCTCCTATTTTAACAACTGGCCCAGCTGCATCACTATTTCAAGAAATATCAACTCCAACACTAAGAATCCTAACCGGTGAACCCAACTAACTATGTAAAGTGAGGAAATATAATGCCTTTACCAAAAATCGACCAACCACTCTTTGACGTGACTGTCCCCTCTTCGAAGAAGAAAATTCTCTTTCGACCGTTCTTGGTCAAAGAAGAAAAGATCTTGCTGATCTCTCAGCAAGGCGGAGAAGATACTGAAGTGATCAGAGCCATTAAGCAGATCTTAAGACTGTGCGTGCAAGATGAAGACTTTGATGTCGATAAGCTTACAACCTTCGATCTTGAATATTTGTTCTTGAAGCTTCGCGCGAAGTCAGTGAACAACATTGTCAAGCTATCTTATCGTGATAACGAAGATGACAAGGTTTATGACTTTGAACTCAATCTCGATTCGATTGAAGTCGAAATGCCAGAAGGTGTAGACTCGACTATTAAGTTGTCTGATAATATTTCAATGATCATGAAATATCCGAGTGCGAGCATCACCGATAAGATCACGCAGTTTGACAATGAAGTCGATCTGATGACTTTCTTCATTATCAACTGTATTGACACGATCATGACAGACGAAGAAATCTATCCTGCTTCTGAATACAGTGACAAAGAACTTGAAGAGTTTCTCGATCAGTTGCCAGTGAATTCTTTCGAAAAAATTCGTACGTTCTTTGAGAAGATGCCGAAGCTGTATCATAAGATCGAATATAAAAATGAACTTGGTAATGATAGGAGTATCGAGTTAACGAATCTCAAAGATTTTTTTATGTGGCGCTGAGTCACAACTCGCTTCAAAACTACTATAGTATGATCTTTGCTTTGGCTCAGCATCACAAAT